TGCAGTATTATTGGTTGTGTCACATACCACCTTGAAATCAGTAATACCACGACGACCTTGTACATCGCGTAAAAATGGAGTTACTAATGCAACAAATTGAGCGCGTGTAAATTCATCATTAAATTCAAATAATGATGATTGTGCTGCTTGTGCAATTGATTTTTCAAGAACAATAAACAATCTACGAACATTAATACGATCAAATGCAGATGGTTTAAATTGTAGAGTTTTATCACCATACAGTACAATACCCTGTCCTGGGAATGAAACTACAGGGTTAACACCTGCCGCATATATTGTATCGCGGTCGGTTTTATTTGGGTTCCATGCTAATTTAACTGCATTCTTGATTGCACCACGATTGAACCCAGCAGGAGAATACCAAGGGTCTCTGACATTATCAGTATTAACACAAAGACCTGCAATATCACCATTCAATGGAATCCAACGATAAACATTATTATAAACATCGAACTGGTATTTCCATCCACTATCTGCAACCGCATAAGATGATGATTTATTAAGGGTTGTTTTTACCCAAGTCGAAATAGAGGAAGATTCACTTCCTGAATTATTGACTACAGCAGAATATGGTGGAGAAACAAATGCAACACAATCCTTTCTGGTTCCAGCAATATCAATTACTGAACCCTGTAAAGTTGTACTTATATTACCGGTTAATAACAGAGAAATATCATAAGTTTCTTTATTAGAGAAAATACTAAATGCAGAAGAAGTGTTTGCATCACTTGGTACTTGGTCTGTACCACCAGATAAACTGTATGATATAGAAGTTGGAGAAATCTTTGCGAAATTGGTGCTTAAGGTAGTACCCCAAGTTGCATTAGTATTTGCATAATCTGAAGGGTCTATTGCATAGATGTACTTAGAATTGTTCAATATTACTTGTTTGTAGTAATTAGTAGAACCGTCGTTTACATTTTTTGCGTTAATTGCTTTAGAAACAAATGGGAATGATTCAAGTACTGTTCCTTTTGTACCAGAGAAAAGACCACCAGCATCTATAACTGCAATATGAATTTCGTCATTTGCTCCACCTGCCGCAGTTGCAGCTTCAGAAGTTCCTGGCGCGGTAGTGAAAATAGTAGATAATGTAGTATTTCCGGTATCAATAACTGTAACAGATAAAGAGTTACCTAACGCACCTGGATATCTCGCAACAAATGGTCCATATTGATTCGAAGCACCATTCATATAAGAATATTCAAATACTTCACTATTAGTGATTTGAATATTATTCAATGTATTTGAATCTGCATTATAAGAATTCTGACCAACTGCACGAACTAAACTTAGGTTATTACCGTAAGACAAGAAATTTGCAGCAGTAAAGAATGAAACTGCTGAATTTGAATCTGGAGTGCCGAAAGTTTTAGACAGTGTAATTTCACTATCTACAAGAACGACTTGATTGGCTGGACCCCATTTAAATGTTCCAGCGAAAGCACCAGCAGTAGTAAGAACCGAAGGTACGACAGTCGTTAAATCGATTTCGGATACATTTACGCCGGGAGAAAGTTGAAATCCCATTTTTATCTCCTTAAATATTATAGGTTTTTTTTGGTAATAGAAAATACCATATCGATATTTATCTTATATTGTTTTTACATTCGCAACATACGATTGCTCATAAATTCAAAGTATGAACCTTCTTTGTCTGCCAATTGCCACAAATCACCATCTTCCATGAAATATGGGTTATCTAATCCGTCATCAATAATAGGTGCTGGTAACACATCGTCATTTTCTTGGTTCATTGATTCGAGTTGCAACTGCTTTCTTAAATCATGACTAACGATTTCTCTGAAGTATTTTTGAGTGGTCGCCCATGCAAACAATACATGTGTCATTACCAAATCATCATTGGTTCCTTCCTCTGCCGCAAATGATGCTTTGTTTGCAACAAATGTGGTGTATTCCGAATAAGTATTGAAGTCGTTGATAATTAATTTATCACCTTCAACTAAAGTTTTAAGATTGGCACACCCAATCTTTTTTACTTGGGGTGACATTTTTAACCCTAATTGAATACCACGGGCAAAACCAGCAGATAATTGTTGTGGTTTTTTATTACCTGTGAATACCTTTAATAAGTTTTCGTATTCAAAATCCATATGCAATAATTCTGCCACAGTTGGATTGTTATTTATTTCTACAAGTATGTATGCATCATTATAATACTTGGCTGCATTATACACATATGTTGGAAGTAGTAATGGAGACACTACTGGATTATTCCAACACGCAACTTGCCTATATGGTGTTTCTGATATATTGAATACAGAGAAGGCGGAAGAGTCCATATTTCTTCCTTCTGAAACATCCACTGTGATACAATATAGTTGGTCTTTTTTAATTTCATCCCCATCTACTTTGATTGGGTGTTCAAATATTCTCAACCCATCGTGTTCTGATATAGGATCGCGGTAAGTTAATTGTTGCAGTTTCAAACCAGAAATAAGAGTATTAGTACTCCCCAAGAAGTGAGTTTCAAATTCCTGTGAGAATTGTCTTTCAGAAGTATTTCGAATAGTTTCTTCTTTCCATGCTTCATCTCTACCTGGAACCATTGACCAGTGGATTTCGAATGGAGTATAGTTGTTTCGTTTCTCTACCGAATCCATCCATAATTTATAGAATAGATTCATACCATTTGGTGTAGAAACTATAATGATTTTGGTTTTTTTACCAGATGAAATAACGGGATATACTGAGGTAAAGAATTCATTTGCAATGTTATTAGGTACGAATGCAAACTCATCGAGGAATACAAGGTTGAATGAACCACCACGAATAGCAGCAGAAGAAGTAGATGCAGCAATAATCTTTGATTTATTTTCTAAAACTACAGTACCTTTATTCCAAGTATCTACACCTTGTTGTAACCATTCAGGTAAATTTTCGTATGCTAGTTGGTACTTACCTAAAATATCTCTTGCGTTTTGACCTTTATTGGCAAGAATAGCAACATTTTGTTGATCGTGAAATATGGTTAACCACAACATATATGCAACAGTTGTGGTTGTTTTACCTACCTGTCTAGGACATTTGGTTATAACAAAACGATTATCCTTAAAGACATTTATCATATCTTTTTGGAATTCCCACATTTTAAATTTAATTAACCCCTCATCGACATTGATGATGGTTACATAATTCATTGCAAAATAAACAGGGTCACGGGAACACCTAGAGTATTCTTCTAGTTGTTGTTGTGTATAATTTAGATTAACCCCAGTTTTTCGTAAAAGTGGGTTATCACGATATGAATTTTCTGGTAATAATGCCATTTTATTGTCTCTTATTCCACCACATAAAATTGGATAATGGCATTAACCTTTTATCACATATTCTAGTTACAACTTTTGGTTTTGGTTTTCTTAATTTTGATTTATGTTCTTCTGACTTTGGAACACTTAGTTTCTTTTTTAATTCCGCAGCTTTCTCTACACCATGTAATTCTTCATAAGAAATATTTTTTAATGCAATACTTTTTTTCTTACAAGTTTCATTTGAGTGTTTTTTTCCAAAATGTGGTGATAATTCACCAACTTTTCCATACATGGGATTTAAATCACCCACCCGTCCAAACATACCATTATTCTCGCCTCGTATTTTACATATTCGTTTTTCTATATGTTCTGGTGTTTGGGGGATACCTCTTCGAGATAATCCATTCTGGATGTGTATTAATCTTTCTATTTCTTCTTTACCTATACGACCTTCTAGACCTTTCCATGCAATGAAGTCCTGCCATTTACCATGTTGTTCGTATAATTTTCTATGCTCTTCTGCGTGTTCTTCTACAGTAAGTTCTATAATATTAGTTGGATCATCATTCCCTCCCATATGTTTTGGGATAATATGATGTTTATGTTTAAGAGCCAAGTTCTTCACCCCTTAATAGTTTATTCAAATCTGATGGTGTCCCAACAAATACCGCTTTATCAATTGTGGTATTTCCACCTTTGTTTTTATTATTGTCCATATCACGCATTTGTTTCTGTACTGCTAATAGTTCTTTATTAGCATCAACAACATTCTTTAATAAACTTCCGTATACTTCGAAAGCTCGTGGATGTTGGCCTTCCTTGGCAATAGCAAGGATTTCCTCCATTGCTTCCATCCCTTGACCGATTAACTCTTGCAGGTTATCTTTAGTTTGTTCGTATGCGTCTGCAAGGTCTTGTGTTAAATCTGTATTTGGAATAATATCAGGTAAATCCTTTTTGGCTTCTATTATTGCTTTATTAGATTTTGCCAAAGGGACTGACTCAAATATACTTTCCATTGTTTTTTCAATTGTATCCATATTAACTCACTGTTAAGAATAATTTGTTATGGTTGTGTTTGCTGTCCAATTACTAGAAACATTAGCACCAACTGGATTAACCCTTACATTTATAGTGGATGCTTTGGTATTTGATGTTGGTGTGTATGAAGTAAATGTGTATTTCGCTAGAGATTTAGAACCAATAATAGGTAAATTAGAAACAAAATTTCCTTGTAAATCTTTTAATTGTAATGTTTTATATGTGTTATTATATGCAATAACTTCAGCAGATGATGTAGCTGTTGCGCGAGAAAAACCCTGATAAACTATTTCTCCTATTTTATAATTACCAGAACCAGTAGGGTTTAAATCAAAAATATATGAATTATCCGATTCTAGGGTATTATATATGTTGGTTATGCTGTGTGTAATTAATTTATTAGAAACGTCAGTAATTTTACCAAATATAAATCCTTTTACAGTAAAATGAAATGTAAATATAATTCTTCTTGATGTTGCTTCTCTATCACCCTCGTACTCTACATCTCTATCTACTGAATTCAATAGAATAGGTAGTTCCTTAACTATTCCCATTTGTGGAACTAGGTTAACTTTGATTGTATAATCTGGTGCAAAATAAGAAAGGATGTGTTCTACGATTTGATGTGCATCTTCAAAAGTTCTGGAATATAAACTTAAATCGAAATCAAAATTATAAGGAACAGGGTTGAATTGAGAAAACAAACCATCAGCACTTTGATTGTAGTTTTTTACATTAGTATTTTGTTTTCTGGAAGCATCATAAGTCATACCCATCATTTCATATGAAAGAGATGGAATAACAATTTGAACCCTGGTGTCTAGTTCTGGGTCATCCATTAACCTATGAGCATACTGTTCTTTGGAAGCATAAATTATTGATACTATGTACCTTTCTACTTCCTCTGAATTTTCATTATACCTAACAAGTGGAATTTGACTAAAAATATTACCAAATGCCAATGTAATTTTTCTAATGATATTATTGTGTATTATATTTGCCATTAGATTTCACCAAATGGGTTGGTTTCTGACGTATCGGTTAAACCACCACCTTGCATATTAATGAAATTGTTATCATAACTGTCGTTCTTTACATCAATTTCTAATTGATTATATGAAGTTAAAGTCCAATTTGCACCTGATGTTTGACCTATTATATTATTACCATCTGCAAATTCACCTCTGATATAAGTTACAGATAGGATTTTGGTTGGTGCATTCCACTTCTGAACTTGTGCAGAAGTTGTTGAATTTGCAAAAGTTCCATCTGGAGATTGGAATACTATTTCTCTGAATTGGTAATTTCCTGATCCGGTATTCATATGTAAATCAACAGTATATGCTGCATCTTGAACAACCGAATCAATTTCATCAACACCAGTATCGATAACTTCTTGAGAGAAACGATACTGTTCTAGTTTCAACTCATAGAAATAAGGCGCTCTTCTTCCTAACATGAAGAAGTCTTTGGTGTGGTCTGTGAAAGTAATTTCAAACAAGTTACCTACACCATTGATTACTGGTATATAAACTAAATCCCCTTCACGCGGTCTATTTTGTGTTGCAGTTTGTGGTACTCTTTGTGCATAACTTCTTTTTGAAACTATAACACTGGCTTCATTTCGAACTTCTAAACCAAATTTAGAGAAGAAGTCTCTATCACCACCATATTGTAATGCACTAGAAAGATACATTTCTATTGGGAATGCTGAATTGAATTTCTTCAATGGGTCTTCACCATATAGAATATCTCTTTCCTGTGGATTTGATATAGGAATATAATAGGCAGTGAACCCCATTATTTTAATAGATTCCACTATTAAATCTTCAACTAGACGCTGTTCGCCTATAGCGCCATAATTATTAAAATAGTGATTAGTAGTTGACATGTTTTAATTCATGAACCATTCTAATGGAGCAAAATACTCTGTGGCCATTTCTTGTTCTAATAGTTTTATTTCTTCAGTGGCTTCATCGTATATTTCTTTTCCGTTCAGTGTAACACCACCCGGTAATTGTATACCACCAAATTTCTTCATGTTATTACCCCAAGTTCTTTTAATCAGGGCAGTTGCATATTCTTTTAACCATCTATCATTCCAAACTTTACCATAAACTGTTGGGTCTATTAATGCATAACATTCCGCAACAACTACTGTTCCTACA